TGTGGTGAACGTTCGCGGTGACGGTAACGACCGGGGTGACGGTTAGTGTGTCGATCGCCAACTCTGGCGACAGGTAGATAGATCCCGTAACTGTGGGTGCGGTGGTCAGGTGGGCGCTGTTGGGGTGACTGACTGGCGCGGTGACCGCTATCGTAGGAGTCGCCGATAGCGTGGCGGCGGCGTGAATGGTTTTCGCTGTAGTCGCTGACAGTTCCGGTTCCGACGTAAAGTGTCTGGTAGCAAGTTCGGGATGCAGATGTGCTACACCCGAAACGGCGGGAGTGATCGTGGTGTCGGCGGTGTTGACGTGAGCCACTGCCACCTGGCCGCTAATTGTGGGCGTAATGGTGACGCTGGCTTCGTTGACGTGGGAAACCGTGACGGTGGAAGAAACAGTCGGGGTGACAGTGAGTGTGTCCACGGCAAGTTCGGGATGCAGATGTGCGACCCCGACGATTGTGGTGGTGATAGCCAGTTCTGCGGTGTTGACGTGAGCGACGTTTTCGCGTGCCGAAACTGTTGGGGTTTCGGTGAGAGATGCGGCCAGGTGAATAATCTTCTGCGCGGTGGCGGCAAGTGTCGGTGTGACGGTGACGGCGTCGGTAGCGAGTTCGGGATGCCTGTACAGGTTCGCTATTGCGGTCGGTGCGAATGTGGCGTTCGCGGTGTTGACGTGATGGACCGTGACCGCTGCCGTGAATTGTGGATCTATGGTGGCGGCGGCTGTCGCGTATGTTTCGCGCCGGCCGACGGCGGCGAGTGTTGGGGCGATGTTAAGTTCGGGACTGGCGGCAGCGGGATGCAGATGCGCGGTGCTGGCCAGTTGCGGAGTGTAGGTGACGTGGTCGATGGCCAGTTCCGGGTGAAGATAGATTTGGCCGGAAACAGAAGGTGTAGCTTGCAGGGCGGCGGCTTCGACGTGCCGCACAGTGTCCGACAGCGACACCGTTGGCGTCACAGTGACGTTTCCGCTGTTGACGTGGTGGACAGCGACAACAGCGTCGAAGTTCGGGGTGATGTTCAGATCGGCAGTAGCGTGCAAAGTCTTCTCGAACGCCACCACCGCGGTCGGCGTGATCGTGGGGTTCGCGTTATTGATGTGCCTGACCGTTATCGAACCCGACAGGGACGGCGTGACCTGAAGTGCGTCGGTCGCCAACTCGGGATGACGATAGATCCTGCATGAAGCGGACGGTGTAACGGTCAGCGCCGCAGAGTTGACGTGATCAACGTTGACGACACCCGAAGCGGTAGGCGTGACGGTAAGGGCTGCCTCAACATGAATCGTCTTGGACACCGTCCCGAAAACCTGCGGTGCAACAACCGGGCCGGAACGCGAAAGGCCGGGACGATAGTTTGCATTCGCCGAAACTTCCGGATTGATGATCGGCGAAGACGTAAACAGCTTCGCGAAAGACTCGGCGAAAACCGGGGCCGCGGTCAAATGCGCGGACATGGCGCTCGTGCGAACCGCTACACCGTGAAGCGTAGGCGGCATAGCCAACGCTGCCGAACCGTGCGCAGTACGCAAACCGGCGGCCGAAAATGCCGCCGACAGAGTAGCCGCTGCAGCGTTGTGAATTGTTTTTCTGACGGCGGCAGCAAGACCAGGAACAACTGCCAGACTGTCTATCGTCAACTCGGGGTCGAGGTAAATGGAGCCGATAATTCTGGGCGAGAACAGACCGGCGGCGTGCATCGGCGCAATAGTTGTGATCGAGAATACTGGGTTGACATTTAACGCGCCGACGATGTGCCGAATCTTGTGAACAGCGGAAGTCAACGACGGCGGTACGGCCAAACTGTTATACCCGTAAACCGTACGATGACCGAAAGCGTTAAGAACGGGCGCAATGTTGAGGTACGTATTTCCGTACGCTTCGCGAAGAATGCTGGCATCTATAAAAGCATCTAGCTCGATAGACAAAGAAACCAAAACTTCGGACACCATCTCGATGCCGAACTGCGGAACAAGATCAAAAAGGGCCTGAGCGAAAACTTCGGTAACGATCGGGTTCGTGCCCGCCACAACCGTACTAATGCGGTTCTGCTGAGAAGTGCTCGATCTATTCTGCGCGGCTGCTGACGAAACTCGAGAATCCGGCGCAGCTACTGAAGCGGTTCGCTCCGGACCCACCGTGGAGACGCGGCTCCGGTCTGGCGCAACTGGAGTGATGCGCCCCGGAACCATTGAGATACGGTTCCCGGCCATCCATCCCCCACTTCTCTCACCGCCGAGTCCCGAGGACGGCGGTTTAGCTGGCGGTGGGGATGGAAACGCTCAAAGAGGAAAGCTGCAGGGTGTCTCCCGACGCCCAAGCTTTCGACGCGGAAAGAGCACAGGAGAACAAGAAGGTTCCGCTGGTCGCCGCCGACCAGATAGCAATGTCGGTGATTGTCTCCGTCGTCCCACCGTTCGTCCATGAAGGAGTGGTGGTCAAAGACACCGTCCCGGACGTCGCCGAACCGAACGTTGCGCTCGCCCTGGTCGTAGAACCGGCCGAAATCGAAGTTTGGCCACTAGACCCCGGGGGTGCTGTATGCAACTCGACGTAGACCGTTGAGTAGGTCGACGCGGACGTGCCGTTCAGGACGTTTAGGAGTGCGTTAGCGAGGGTGCTGCTGAATCCGTCTGACATTCTTTTTCCTTATCTTTTTCAGAGGCCCGAATGACTTCGGCGGTAGCCGCTGCTACAAGTTCTACGTTGACCTGCGACATTTTTCTCCCTACCAGCACTGCGTCGTCGGAGTGGTGTACATGGTCGGATGAACCTGCCACGGAACCTGCTCACCGATAGCCGACCCGTCCTTCTCATCTTTCTCGTCTTGCGTGACCTTCAGCTTCGGCTTGACCGCCCCACTGGACTGCTCACCGATACCGTCGTCCTCGCACTCCTCGCCGTCCTCCATGTTCAACTTTTTCGCCTGCAGTTCGGCGTCAGCCCTGGTCACATAGCAGCCAGCCACCGAACCCCGGCCGTCGGTCACCGCAAACGGCACACCGGGAACATCAGAAACAGCGAGGAACCAACTCATTTAGATGACCTTCCGGTGGCGACGGATAACATCATTGAGTTCCGCTTCGCGCTGCGCAGCCTTCAATCTCTGCTCGGCCAGTTGAGACTCCGAATCCAGGGTTTTCGCGCGGGCGCGCTTGTCGATAACCTCGCGTGCCAGGCGTTCCGCCGGGGTGGTGATGCGGCAGTTGGGGTCTTGGTCGAGAATTCCGCGGTAACCGACAGGGGCGGAACCAGCGCTACGGAGGTACGCCAACCCCTCGCTGACGGTGCCAGTGTCTGGCGCACCGATCTCTTTACGAAGCTCTGAGAGCTTGTTGTTGATGTCGCTGCTGGTTCCGGCCTTGATGGGTTTCTTTCCGGTCAGGGTGAGCAACTGGCGGCGGGCCACGACTAGGCTTTTCCGGAGTTCCACGCTGTTAGAAAGCTGGTAGCAGTGGACGATGGTTCGCTCCAGCGCCTCGGCCATTCCCAGGTCGATGCTCATCATCTCGCCGTCGTCGCCGCACTCCTCTTTGTCTTCCTCGTCCGCAGCCATCTCGTCGTAGCACTCTTCTTCTTCTTCGCCACGAATGTTGGTGGGTTCCCAACTCGAACCGGGGCTGAACGCGGTCCCGGGGCCACCGAGGGTAGGGCCGTCGTGCGGGTCGGTGCCGCACATTTCGTCGCTGCCATACATTTCGGCGTCCATCGAACGAAGCGCGTCGTCAAGGTTCTGCGGGGCAGGGTTCAGGTCATGCGGACCGTTGTACTGGTGCTTCGGGTCGCTCGGCTCGAGTGGACCCGTTGTCCAGTCGTAAGCCTGGTGTCCGGGGGCTACGACCGGCGCAGTTCCGACGACAGGGTTCGCGACAGGAACGTTCACGCCACCGGAAACTCGGCCATTTCCTTGAACAATGATGTTGTCCGCAGTTTTTCCTTTGGCACCGCCGTAGTTGGGTCGGTCATCGGGCACGGACCCGACCTCTCCACCCACGCTGTAGGGTTCGTCGTGCGGGTCGCCGCCGCCGCCCTCTCCCTTGAAGTTTCCGTTGACGGGCTTGATTTTCGATCCGGCCGGGTAGGGGCCGAAATCGTACGAGTCATCGTGGTTGTCCATTGACAGCTCCTGAGTGGACGTATCGTGGGGATCTTTCTCCGGCTGCGGTTTGCTGAAGACAGGTTTCTGGTCGATCATTTTTCCGCCCTGAATATTTCCAGGAATGGGGCCGGCGTCTACGAGTCCCATCGCGCCGATCTTGTAGGGGCGGTCGTGGGGGTCTTGCGGGTTGCCCGGTCCGTTATTTGGACTCCATTGTTGCGCCGGGTCGTTCGCCCTTTTCGTGGAAGGCAACGGAACCTTGGAGCCGTCCGCCATTACGGCAACGAGCGAAACATTTCCATCTGCACGCTGAACCTGCTCGATGTGGGACAAACCGGTCTCCGACTTCTCTTCACTGATCTTGATGTTCAGCTTCTCGGCGCGCGCCTTCACTCGCGATTTAATCGCATTCACCTGAGTCGCTGTATAACCCTTTTGATTCTTCGGCATATTGATGTACGACCAAGCGGCGCGGCAATGATCCTCGGTATCGATCGGATAACGCTTCTTGCCGTCCGCCTTATATCCGGGGTCCGCGTACATGACCCCGCCGCCGGATTTTCCTTCCGCATTTTTTCTTTTCATCGGTTGCGGACGAATAGAACCCAAGCCCTGCGGAACATCTCCGGCCGAAATCGAAACCAACGCCGCCGCCGCACGCTTCACCTGGTCAACGTCCAACTTCCGAAGCTCAACAAGTTCCTTATTCGACAACTGCGACAATGCGCCAACGGCGTCCGCGATCACGGCGCGAGTTCCAGGATTCATCCCGTAATTAACAACACTCACATCACCCTTTTCCAGGGTCAGGGAGTTAATCATCCGGTGACTATAAGAGGTGTCCCAGGTCTGGTCCTGAACTCGGAAAGCGAAACTCATCTCGTCCATGTCCTTGCGGCGCATCTTCGGAATCAACGCTTTAACATCCGGGTCCGAGGCGTCCAACGAGGCCCACACCCGCAACCCGTGCTGGTCGCTGCTCAGCTTCAACGTTCCGCTCTTCGTGCGTGCCAGTGGAGTACCAGTGTGATTGATCAGTAGCTGCACGTCGGGCTGCTCGGCGAGGGTCGTGTCGAAGGCCCGCTTCGACAACTGCTCCACCCAGCCGCCGGCCGCTGGACCTCCATGAACGTCATATTTTTCGAAGGTGGCTGCATAGCCTTCCAAAATAATTTGTCCGGTAGACTTGTCCTCACGGAACTCGAAACGGCCAACACCCTCACGGCGCTCCACGACGCCAATCAAGTTGGCCCGATCGCTGCGCAATTCAGTCATCTCAAAGCCTCCGCGTTTTCACGGCCGGAAATGGTCATGTCAACTCCTCACCGTCAAGCATGTCACTATGTTTACCGTGGATAACGGAAGCTAGACGTATTTCTTTTTCGTATGTCGCAAATGGATCATTATCGGCAGCCCTATTACCGGAACCGTCTTCTCCCCCACCAACTGGCGGAGTCGGATAATGCGCGGGCTTAATATCCGAATCAGGCGGTCCCGCAGGCGTAGTGCCCAAGGGAACAAAGCCAGGTGGGGCTAGTAAATCATCACCATTAGCCAACGGATCCATTTCTTCGCCGGCGCGAGCCTCATTCGGAGTCAAGAACGAACCCTGAATAGCTTCCTTTAGTGCCGCATAACGACCATTCATATCTCCACGCAGCAAAGAATTGTAATCAAAACGGACGAATTGTCCGCGCGGCAAACACGATGAAATAACAGATTCAATACACGAAGTCCACGGACGGAACGTATATGTAACGGCACCGAGAGTAATCTGCTCGACACCAGTACCCCACGCCGTGGTGTTATGCGTAATTATGCCATTAGTGACGTGGGTATGGGTTTCTTCAATCTCAAGCCCAACTGCCTGGCCGTCACCCAGGTGCTCAACAAACTTTACGCGGTCGTACTCGAATACAACCGGACGCACAGTGGCACAAGGATCTGCCAGAGACTTAAGCCGATCGGCCTTTCCTCGATGCGCCGGATAAAGTACCTGAGCCAGCTTGGCAAGTTCAGCCCCGCCTTTGACGCGCAGTTGCCAATGATCCCGGCAATCGGATTCTCGGCCATCCGGCATTTTTCGCCGCCCCGCCTTGGTTGCAAGGTACAGCGACGAGTTGATCCCCAGAAGAGCCAAGAGGTGCTGACAACCGTCAAGAAGTTCACGGCTTGCCGATCCCCAGTGGGCGTGAGGATGCTTGGCGGTCGTAGAAACGCAACCGTCTGAGTCCATGTAGCCGGTCAAAAATCCTTTCCACGCGTCCGGACCGCCGGCCATCACCATATCGGGCACAAACTTGTCGTAGCTGTGCGTGCCGATTAGTCCGGACTCGCGCAGTATTCCGCCGATTACCGAACCCGCACCGGCCCCAAGGATGTCGTAAGACCGATTGCCGCGGTAGGCCAAGCGTCCACCAAGCCCCTCGGTGATAGCTGTCATCTCGGCAATTACGTCAGGATCGGTGTTAGCCCAGCTTGAGTAGTGCTTACCGTCCATGCGGATATGACCGTCTCCGATCATCTGGCCGAGGAAATACCCGACTTTGCGGTCTAGATGCCCAACCTCGGATTCGAGATGCCCGAGGCCAATCCTGACGTAGTGACCAGGCTTAAGGTTGCCTGCGTGAATCCACTCGCCGCGGGCATCTAGTGGCCGGTTACCGGGTGTACGGAGTGCGGTCGCGGCCAACATGGGGTGATCCGCCGTGCAGGTAAGTTCGCGTCCACGGGTTGTCGTGACTTTAACGATAGGCTTTACTGGAATGCTGCCGACCCAGGACACGCGGGACGCAACCAGCTTGGACCCATCCCACGCAGTCACCCTGTCACCGGGTATCAGCCGCTCAACCGGGGTGCGAGTACCGTCTGCCATCGTTACTAAAGTTCCCGCCACGACACATTCTTTAGTGTCCCCAATCAGAATTGGTGGCACACCAAAAAGAAGACAAATTTCACTACGCTGAAATTGCCTAGTCTGAAGGAATTGTGATTCGTCGGGACGCAGCGAGATCGGCTCGAATTTAAAACCTTTACTCAAAACTGCAGGTAGCCGCCGCCCGCCGTGGGATTGAATCCAGTTTTGTTGAATGAGCTGCAGTGTAGCGGCGTCAACATCCTGGTCGGTTTGTAGCGTTCCAGACGGGGTAGCCGATTCTTTATAGAAACGGTAACCGTATTCTTCTGCCGATAACCCAAGTCCGATGGCGACTGCTGCTTGACGGATAGGCGACATGCCCCACGGTTCTCCTGGCATTGTGAAACGGCGCATGTGGATGATGTCCTCTTTAGGTACCGGCTCGCCCATGATTCGATAGATGGGGTCGAACCACATGAGGATGTCTGGTCGGCGCTCGAGGAAAACGATGTCTGGGTGGAGCGGAAGAATGGATGTGGGGTAGCCGCTGCGGTCACGAGCGGTGATGTAGCTGTAAGCGTTTCCGCGCAGCGCCATGCTGGCCACCATCATCCATTTCCACTGGAAAAGATCGAATCCGGGAAAAGGTTGGCTGATGATGGCGGGCTGTGGCCTGACCTCTTTGGGGACGCCGCTGCTATCGCGGCGATACGCTTTCCAGGGCAGGCTGGCTATTGTGTCAGCAAGGAGCCGAACGCAGGCGAACACCGTCATGTGCGCCATCGCGCGATGAACACCCACAAAATCGTCAATGACGCCGACCTGCGGCGGAGGAACGAAGCTTGAACTCATCAAACTTCGTCGCTCAGGTTCTCCGCCGCCGACGTTACCTCCCGCCGATTGGAGGAATCTTCCAAGAATGCTCATAATGATTTCCATCCGCACGCGAAGCAAGGAACGACCAGCGCATCTTTCCAGACTGCTTTCCGCTCCTCACTTGAGGAATAACCGATTCTGGCGACCGGGGCGGCTTTCACGAACTCCGCACCGTCGCACACTGGGCACGTCATCGCGTTACCTCGGATTTGTTAGTAGATGGCAATCCGGCGGCAATACCCAGGACAATCATGCAGATACCGAGAACAACGATGCCGAGCCACAAATAGAGCATGCCGAATCCTGCGGACAGGACAAACATTCCCGCTAGTTGGAGCAGCGTCGCAATAAACTGCTGCCAGTCGCGCTTCTTGACCTCAGGTACATTGGGCACTCCTACCGGCCTCGTTGACCACGGAGTCGGAAGAACCGGGGCCTGCTGGTCAACTTCGGGATGCGGCGTTGACGCTCTATCTCCTCCTTCGCGTTCCCGCGCATCGCGATAAAGTCGACCACCCGTGCCGATCTTTGGGCTGTCGCCGTTGATTTTGCTTTTGATGTCGGTCACCTTGTCCACCACGATGTTCCCTCGCCGTCTTTGCTAGTTGACGAATTAGGAGGTTTTATGTCCTTAAACATTTGACCGCCCTCCTGGTCCCAATCTCTGATCGTGTCCTCATCCGGCCACGAATGAATCATCGGACCACTATGCGGCTGCCGTTCCAGCCAGATAGCCGCAACGCACGCAATGAGCGGAGAAACGTCTACCAAACTGTTACGTCTATCAAAAACGAATCCCTCGCCAACGCTGCGCGACACGCCGGAAGCGGCCGCACGGTCTAAAACAGGGGCTGGGCGATGGAAAATCTTATGCTCAATAATTTGGTCGTAAAAAAATCCGGTAGTGCCGGCGACTTCAACGCCCGGACCCCACTCCACCACGGGAATTCCGGCTCGCTGAAGATCGTCAATCATCCCGCTGACAGGCGAACCGGTCTTCTGCACAGCAATACCAGCCAGCCATGTATTCTTCCGCTCCTGTAGCCACGGAATAATCCACTCCGTTCCCCTCGCAGCCTGGACAACCTCAATATGAAGATCACCGTCAGCTCTACGAGCCGCAATAGCAACATAACTACGAGAACGGTCATAATTAACGTCCAGGCCGGCATAAAACTTAACAACATCATCAGCAGGACGGCTATTCTTATCGGTCGTATAAGCCCAATGCTCGGCCGGAATAATACCCGGCTTCAACGCATCCACCCACTGGCAATTTTGAGTCGGGATAAGGTCCCGGCCTGCAAGCCAGAGGCTGTCAGGGGAATTCACTGTAATGCAGCGCGTCGGGCGACTCGATACGGGCGAGATCGATCGGATGCTAACTGTTGTCCGCTCTCTTGCCCGCGAAGGACGATTGTTGATCCTGGCCAGTTTGCGTTGCAAACGGAACGGCGACGGCTCTTCAGCGTCATGCGTCCAACCAACGTAGTACGCGGCACCACAAACCTTGTCGCCGAACTTAGACACTCCCTCACAAAGCGTGGCACGCCATCCCAATGATCTCGCGAGGTAAAGAACCTGCTCAGCCATCTCTTTATTGGTTGAGCAGTAGCGCACACGGCTATTTGCATCAATTGAGCCGTCTGTATCGCACAACCCTTGAATCAAGGCCAGTCGCTGTTCCGTACCGGCGCGCAGGTATATGTCGGGAATTCTTTTATCCGCCCAAATGCCCAAGTCGCGGCATCGGGCGGGGAACCCGTTCCGCGACTTTCGGGGTGTAATCCGAAAATTTATTCTCCGTGCGGTGCCAGTATTGCGCGTCGAGGTGACATTTACGCCAAGATGGCGCGTTAATTCGTCGGCATCGGACTCAATACACGTAATCTCCGCCTTGCCCGTAGTTCCATCTCCCAACCAGGCACCCAGTAAATACGGATCTATGGGCAGTTTCAGTGGCTTGGAGACGATTGCGTGTTGGCGCGGAAGTCGATACGCAAATTTGCCACCCGAGTTGTTTCTACCGGTTCCTCGCAGTACAAGATCTGCGGTGGTCAGTGTTTCCCATCCACGATTACTACGTCGGTCATTAACCATCCAACGATGGTCGGAATCGGCGACCAGCTTACGTCCGTCAGTGGTCACGACCTCGTAGCATTGTCGATCGTTGAAAACCTCAGTCGTGTGTATAACATCAATCGGGTGTCCATCGGGGTGGTAGACCTGATCGCCAACGTCGATATCGCCCATCGTTGTCCAGCCGCTCGGCGTGAGTATAGGAGTGGCGATATCCAGTGCGAGATGCTCGGTCTGAAATCCTGGCAAATTTCTATACTGCTGAGCCTCAAACATCGAACGCAAATCAGAAAGTTTGAAATTATTCAAATGCCCTAAAGCCGGGTTAGCCAAATACCAATAAGACTCATCGCGCGGATCAACATCATCGGGGACTGACCATTCAAATAAACCAGTCCTGGTATCGGAAGTATCGGCGGAAGTTATCTTCCGGATCGCGGCATCCCGCAAATCGCGTAAAACAATACTCCGCGCGTCACCCGCATTAGATGTACAAACAACCTGAGAAAACGGCCTGACCAGCGTTGTCGGAGCGATGGCATCCCAAGCATCGGTGGTCGTGTGTTCACGCAGCTCATCCAACATCGCAATATCGACAGACAAAGAACGGCCACCCTTTCGAGAAGCTGTCGCGGCTCGCCAATAACGTCGATTTGTAAGAATCGCACGGTGATTTCCGTTCGTAACCCTATGATTAATCAGTTCTTTAGCTAACAAAGGGTTGTCTCTAATCTCGTCAACGACGTCTTTGAGTACCCCTTCGGCATATTGCAGGTTCTGTGCGGCGATCAATGCGAGTCGGGCACCCGGAGTTATTTTGTTGGCGTTTCCTTTGTTGCTGACGAAAAGTCTCCACAGGCCGAGTTGGCGTAGCCAAGTGGTTTTTCCTTGCTGCCGACTGACTAAAACAACAAGAATTTTAAAGCGGAAACCCCCATCTTCATCGTCTTTCTCGAGGGCGTGAATGTTTAGCCATTTCTGGTAAGGCAGCAGCTTCCATTTGAGTACGCTTTCGGAAAATGCGTTACAGTAAAATCCCCATGACGTTAAAGGGTTAAGTCCACAGCCGCACGGGCATTCTTCTGGTTTGCCAAATATGCCTTCGGCTGGACCCGTGCAGTGGCTTTCCAGGGGCGGAGTGTAGACGCGAGGAACCATCGCCCCGTATTGTGGATCTGCTTTAGATTCTACTGCTGTAGTCATTCATTTATTCCCGAATTTGGGCGCTCAAATTCTTGGCAGCCACAACCAATTGACCAAGTTGTCAAGTCTACAAGAAGTATAACGCAGATACCGTACTCGTTATGTAACACTAATTCGTGACCGCACAGGCAAATCACCCTGCATCAGCATCTTCATCGTCAGAACTTCGTCGGCGGTGCTGCAGTCTGAATCGCGTCAGTTCGTCGACATTAGCCGGGTTTTCGTCAAGCAGTTCGTCGGCCAAGGGCGGCATGGCTGCTGGTTGTTCGCTAAAGTCGTAGAGTCGTGCCTGCTGCTCCATGAGCCGACGGGCGACCTCGACCGCCTTCAGGTCTTGTTGCATAACTTTTGGCCACACGGCTTTAAGCAAGGTCTCGAGTCGGGCCGTATAGATTGATAGCGCTTCAGTGGTGAGAAGCTGCTGGTGCCGCGCGGCGTTTTCCAACTCGGCCTTGATGATCTGGTGGACGCGCTGTCCGGTCAATCCGACTGATCTGCCGATTTCGCGTTCTGAATGCCCTGCGAGAAACCGCGCGAATATTAGATAATTTCGTTGTTCGCGATCTTCTTTTGTTTCCGGCGGTGCTTTAACGCCGGGTTGAGGTCCGGGTTTCTTGCGTGGCTGGTCATCATCGTCATCGTCCATACCGGTAATGATCCCAATTAGTGCGGAAGATCTTCCGATTTATCGTTCCGGCGTGTCTGGTATTTATTACTGATACCAGCGTTTTTTCCAGTCCGAACCGGACGGCGGGGTGTTTTTTCCTGGTTCGGTGAAGAAAAGTTTATGGTGAACCGGATCGGTTTCATTCGCTCCGAAACGGCTACGCCAGTCAACTCCTTTTTCGCGACCTTCGTTTCGTATCTTAATCAACTCCCGCATGAGATCGGGGTTTCCGTTAGCCACCTCGTAGGGGCGAACGATATCAGCGTTCCGTCTGCTGTCTCGATGCCATTCTGGCGTATCGGCGACGCGCAGGCGCTCGTTGTGTTCAACTGAATAAGCTATTCCAGCTATTCTGCGGAAAGTCGAGAGTGTTGTCGCAACCATGTGAAAAGCGCGGTCTTCGTGGCCCCAGCCCTCAAACTCTTCGGGCTGGCCACCGATTCTCCAGTATTCTTCTACGGTACAGACCATCACTCCGCCGAGTCCGCCCGCATATTCGACCAAGGTCCGCGCCTTGGGAAACTCGTTGAAGGGCCTATCGGCGTACTCTGCCGGGATCAAACGCCACACTTTATGCGGCCACGTTATTCCTACGGGATTTTCGACAGCGATCTTGACGCTTTCGGTTGGCGGTATTGTGTCTGCATCGCAGAACACCACGACATCGGTATCTGCTTGTCGGCAGGCATTATTACGGGCCTGGGACAGGTTAAATATTTTTGTATCGCTATCAGACTCGATAACGGGCCAATCCGGAAAGTTCTCTTCCCAGTATCTACGCACGGCGTCGTGCGGTTTTAGCCTCGTCGGAGAAGGACGCCAGGGAATACACACTGTAGCTTTAGTCAAGATCGAGTTCTTTCTTTCCCGCAGTGAACGCAGCGTGTTGACCGCGGAGTAATTTCATGCGGACAGCCATCTGCTTCATCTTCATCATGATAGCGGCCGGCATACTCGACACAGCCGCACCGACGTTCTCCGGTGAAGTGTTGAATATCTTCTTTCCAACCCGTCAAAATAATTACTTGACACGAGCCGGAGTCGTCATCGTGCTGATCAGCAGTGTGACCGCACTGGGAACACCTCATAAGAGTTTATCGAGCAATATGGCCGAGGAAAAAACCGCAAAAAATAAAACGGCAGTTCCGGAAATCGCCTGGAAAATTACGGCCGACATCTCTTTCACGGAGATATCGACGACCAGCTCCTCGGCTTCCATAATTTAATTGTTGTGTAGCTTATCCGGTATGCTTAGACGGCACGCCGAAGCCTAATCTAACCCGACCCCGTTCCACATTGATTCCTTGTACAGAATCTCGCCGATAACATCGCGCGGATCACCGGTTTTATTGATTATTGACAATGCGTGGGCCATGCCAGACATATACCCCGCACAGAAAAATCCGCGAGAATTGGCATCGAAGTCATCGGCCAGTACAAGTTTATCGATGAAATTACTTAAAGCTTCAGGATCTTCTGAAGGATTTTTGGAACCGTCCGATATAACTTCGTTGATTTTCAATTCGCGCCTTTCTCTTCCTTTGGTGCTGACCAAACCGGGCAATGCCCTAATTGAACTGTCCCGGTATACCAGCAAGATGGCTGACTAAAATTCCACGCCTTTCGGCCCGTATACTTATCGCCTCTCCACGGCCGTCCAATCGAATCAACATCCGCGTGATCAACAAGGCTCGGCTGGGTATAGCAGATCGGAATCTTTCGATCCTGCGCCCACCGCGAAATTCGCAGCGGCAACTCTTCATCTCGATCTTCAATAAATTCGATCATATCTTCAAGAAGATGGGCTTCCAGTGCGTAGCCGACGGAACCAATCAAGCAGTCCGCCAGGAGCCACGCATGGCCACGTTCTTCCGCCGACACGACAGCCTGACGTATTTGACGCTGCGCCTCTCCAGATGGATTTCCGGTCCCTAAATACAGGCCGACCACTGGGGCGGGGGCGTACTCCAGGGCTTCGCTCAGGTGCCTGCGAAATTCGGGCAGCGGCACCGCATCGTCTTCCAGGCACACAACCCAGTCAACATTCAGCTCAAGGAAAGACTTGAGCGCGTCAAGATGGTTGAGGGCACATCCAAGTAGGTGATCCATCCGGCCCCTGGAATGCCAGGAAACTACTCCGTCAACTTTTTCGGCCAATCGTTCGGCCATGGAACGCCTATCGGGATGCCCGATTATTTTTATTGGTATTTCTTTTATCATCGCCATTCCTGCATTTAGTCCACCAATTCGCCGGCTCTCCGTCGAGCGTAATTCGGAAAGGATAATACGAAGCTGGGCAGCAATTTCCAGATCGATCGAAATGACCAAATATGTGATTCTGCCGAGTTGACCGAACAGGTAGCCAACACGCGGGGCAGCGATTTTTCATTCTCCGTCTCTCCAGCTAGGATCAACAACTGGAACTGTTTCCCACCATCGCGGAAAAGTTTTTTCCTCATCTTCGGCAGAAACATTCGAAATTTTTTTCAACAATTTCTTAAATTTCGCGTGATCTAAATCGTAAAGATCTTTCAGCAACTTCGCGGCAAGGTTATCCGCATCTCTTAAAATCCCTAAAAGGATATGTTCCGGACCAACATTTTCATGGCTCAACATAGAAGCTTCTCGGAGCGCCAACTCGAGAACTCTTTCGGACTTAAAATTTTTCTTTTTCACCAACGTATTACCTCGGCCCGGTTAGTGATTACCGATACCTTCCCGTCGTAATGCGAACCTAAAGCGCAGACAGTTGCGACTGCAGTGGGAGTAACAACCTCGTCGCCCACTTTCAGTTCGCCCTCACCATCCCATGCGTAGGTGAAAGAAGCTCCAGTAGGGGAGAACTTAACCTGTATAAGTTGTCGGCCACCAGAATCCCTCGTCGGGGCCGACGTAACGACCTTCGACTCTACCGGTGCTGCACTTTCGCCAAGGCGCGCACGATACTCATCAATAGCTGTTGCGCAACGGTCCCTCAACTCCTTGATTTTCCTCCAATACTCAAGGATGTCGATTACTGCGCGCAACTCAATCTCGCTGAGATTCGTCAGGCTATCCACATCGCGGCGGATCAGATATCCGACTAAAGTCAAACGATCCGCGCGATCTGATACATCGGCATCTTTGAGGAGGGCAAACAATCGCCGAACACTATCGGCCATGAAGAACTCCTATCTCGGTGAACCCGCGGATTGCGCAGTAGAAAAAACTCACGGCGGCGAGGCCGATAAGCGCTCTTGCGCACAGAGCGGCCGCTGCACTGATATGAACATCAGTCCTTTTACACAGAAACAGCCCATACAGCACTCCGGCAATCACAAGCCACAGCATAATTTACCTTGCTCTATTAAGATTCTAAGCATTCTAGGCACAGACCCTCTGTGAGCTGGTCTTTTGTGAAGTTACCTCCACAGAAATCGCACACTAAGTACCTGGACCTGCTTCGGGGCTTACCGGTCATTCGGTCAATTGCGTATTTGACGGCCGGCTGAGTCATGCCGACAGTCTTTCCGATCTGCCTTTGAGACCATCCCTTGTTGTGTAGCTTTAGAATGATCTCGTCCCGCTGCTGATCGGTGATCTTCGTTTCGGAGTACCGGGCTTCCCTGCCGATATGCTGACCAGGCATCATTCGGCCTTAAAAGTGTTCTTCACGGGACCGATCCTAGCAGCGCGCTGGCATCATCCGGTGACTGACATCAGCGCGCCGCAAAAAATTATTACTCATAAAGCGGCTCAGCGCAATACCAGCGCACTGGCCTAACCTACTCCACGGGCGCGCTGGATACGCTGCCGCGATGTCACCTTGACGTGACATTTGTGGCACAAAGTCTCTAAATTAGATAGGTGGTGGCCGCAATCCGCGCCATAGCCAGCACCCCGGCGCGGATCAATGTGGTTGACTTCCAGACGGTTATCGTTTCCTTTGCCCAGAAAAAAGGCCCTGCTCCAGTACGCGAGCTGCCCATTGCGCAAGCACATCTCGTAATACTCGCCCTCGATCCAGCCACACTTCACACACTGAGCGCCATCTCGATCAACAGCAGCGGCCCTGGCTTCCGTCCAGTAGTGATTACGCTCATACATGGTTGCACATTCCCGGCCACACCAGGAACGCTGCTTTTTGCTGAGCGGAATACCACACGCCCTGCATACACCGGAAACAGAATCAAATGGCAGAAGAAAACAGCCAGGCATCAAAGCAACACGTAATTCCCCCATGAAACAATGGTCGCATCGGTACCCGGCGTGTCGCTGTATTCAGTTAAATAAGTCGGATATTCCAGCCGAGTTCGAGACCCGCACTGCTGGGGAGAAGACTCCCAACAAAACCGCGCACCCCTGATCCAGCGCTGCTGCGGTACCGGATCTGGTACCGCCTTTTGCGACGGCAACGGAAGCGAAAGCGTGGCGGCGACGCATGTTATTAGCGCCGCCGCCCGCATTCGCCTCATGACATCAGGGAGCCGGAGCGGGGGCCGGAGGAGCCGGCGGCTCGAGTCCCTGCAGATCGCTAAGCGCCTTGTTCAGGCCGGACAAGTCGGCCAGTGGCAGCGACTGCTGCAAGCTGGCGATCTCGGCCGCGAGGCTGGTCTTCACTTCTTCCAGGCTGGCAGCAAGAGCGTCCAACGTGGTCTGGTCCACCTCTACGAGTGACATGATCTGATTGATTCCCTTCTGTATGTTTTCAATCCCAGCAATTATTTGCGTGGCCCAATGCGGTGGCGTCTTACTGCATCCGCACCGCATATTTTTCCTTTTCCGTCGATCAGGTTCACTACAAATTCTACCGACGCCGCCCCTTTAAGCTTGACTCAAAACACCACGCAAGATAATTTTTGATCATGAATAATTGGGTTGACGAGTTAGACCCGGAAGTAATCTCAGTGTCCGAGGGGTTTGAGTACCTAAAATCGGTCACCGAAGAACGTGCTTACGACAATATCAACTTCAGCCCCCCGGAAGCCGTCCGCGCAGAGGCTAAGCGCGGCCTTGAGTGGCGTAGAAAGTTCAACCGCGGCGGAACGCCAGTCGGCGTAGCACGCGCCCGCGACCTATCCAATGGAAAAACAATCAGCCCTTCAACGGCACGCAGAATGCACAGCTACTTTTCCCGCCACGAAGTCGACAAGCAGGGCCAAGGCTTCAGCTCGGGCGAGGGATACCCCAGCGCCGGCAGAATCGCCTGGGCACTCTGGGGCGGCGACCCGGGACAGTCATGGTGCGCGAAACTTACACGTCAAATGGACGCGGCCGACAAAAAGTAGTGGCGGGGGCAGGATTCGAACCTGCGGCTCTGAATTTTGTCCAGCGAGCTTCCACTGCTCCACCCCGCAAGTATTCTAATCTAACCGCAAAAGGAGTAACAATGAGCGCCGAAAACGATGGTTTCGAGATCTACGAAGAAGCCGTTTACGTTCTACACAGCGAGTGGGACGCCCAGGACGTTGCATCATTCAGCAGACGCGAGGACGCTGAACAGTACAGAGAGATCTTGATCAAAAAGCGTGAGGAACAGCTCGCAAAAGAAATCGCTCACCTGTGAACTGGCGCGAAGCGCTAGGTCCAGAGCTTTCCGCAGAAGTCCTCTGGTCGGCATCGGACAATCCGCTGCCTGACGGCGATATCGCGAGACTTTTCAACGCAGCAGAAAATATCCACAAGACAGCGCACTTCATTGAATTCTATGAGCGAACCTTTCGCTCATACCGCGACCGACCGATACGAATGCTTGAAATTGGGGTAGCTTGCGGCGGCTCCCTCGAACTTTGGCGGCAATACTTCTGTCCCGAAGCGACAGTAGTCGGAGTGGACGGCAACCCTCAATGCGCCCAGTTCGATGACCCGTCCCGCAACAAATACGTGCGAATCGGACAACAACAAGACATTAACTTCCTAAAACAGCTAGTCGAGGAACTCGGACCGTTCGACATCATCCTCGACGACGGCTCCCACCTTCCCTCCTACACGCTTAAGACGTTCCGCCACATGTTTCTCCACGGAATGAACAAAAGCGGCATCTACCTAGTAGAAGACCTCGAATGGTGCTACATGCCGTGCGGCCGCGAACCATTCAAAAACGAGATCGACTGCAACGACGGATCACCTACATTCACTAACTTCATAAAAATCCTGATTGACGTTATGCACGAACACTACGAGCGCGCCCAACCGGAAAACACCGACGCCTTCCAAGCCGAACATCCTGATCGCATGAGCGCCGTAACGGTGCCCCTCATCACAACGCTGATAGACCAAATCGACCTATCCGACGGAATAGTGGCCATCCACAAAAAGCCGCGCGACCTGCCCCGCTTACTCTTCAAAACCGGAGAAGAATTTCTAAAACAGTGGTTAGCCGCCGACTAGATGACGACCGCCGAATTTTTTCAAGGCATGTGCCCGCAGTGCGGAAAAATCGGTGACCTGTTTCCTATCGACTTCGGACCCCACCGCAATCAGTTGACCTGCCACTCCTGCTGGCAGCCCATATACTCGAATACCGGAAGAACTTTAACATCACTTCAAATACCAGAAGACCAAACGGAGGAAAAATGAGAGACTGGGAATGCCCAATCTGCGGCGCACATAACGAATACCCCGGCGGAATTTGCCTCGATTGCGCCGAAAACGACTAACTCATTTCGCGCCTGAATCAGCAATACCCTGAAGATGCTCCCAGCACCGCACAGAGCATTTAGTCGGCCATACCCCATGCTGCCCAGGGCCGCAAACCAGGACACCATCCTCGTATTTCGGCGCATCATCAGTTTTTACGCAAGGCGTATCACCGGAAAAAAAGTTCCGCACCGGATCACTCACGACCATCATCCACCAAATACTCACAACATCCGCAGTGACACTCGTCGTGGTCATATGTGGCATAAGGATGCGTCAAAGCGACATTAGAAAACCTCTGACCAGCCAAAATGTAATCCGACTTCGGATTAGGATTAACCAAAGGAACCGACATCAGCACCCCGCGGTGAGAATCCTTCGAATGCCCACAAACGCAGCGCTCGGGACGGCAAAAAAGTCTCATTCGAATTCGGGCTGTTCAAAATCGACCGACCAATACCAGAAATCCTCATGCGCCGGCCAAAGAAAATCCATCAACGAGAACACCTTTTAAATTTATCACGCGGCAATACAGGTACACACACATGCACAACGTTGCGCAGCGCACATTTCCAACTTCCTAAGCTTTAAAAAAACCCTTTAAGCACCAAGTCGGTGTAGCTCCACTAGTTATTACCCACTTATGCATAAAATTAGATGCCCAGCCCCCTCGGCTCCATAGCGCCACAGCATAGGGAATAGTCGGTTAAACAAAAAGCCCCGACTGGGGGCTGCGGCCAAAATATACTATTTGGGTTTATCCAAGATTCCCGGACCGGAACGGTCCTCCGAAGGCTTCCCCTCAGGTCGACGACTAGACCAAAAACTTGCATCCGGCCACAGAACATCAAGGATTGAACTTATTTTAAAACCGGACAAAAATCTCATACCAACCTCCACTAATACGCCAACGAGATTTTCTTCATCAAAAAATTCCGAATAAAATCTTCCGCAGCGCGCTTCGAATCACCCTTGTCGAAGAAATTACCAGAAGCTAAAATCTTCTGCTTGCTGACAGGCAGCGATTCCGCACTCGACTGTCTAACCTCCCAAAACCAGTTATGCGGCATCCAATAAACAGAGGCAGTCAAACCGCCGATCTGAAGAAACTCATCCTCCCCGCACTCCGAATAAAGCAACCACTCGCCCGACAAAATAATGTCCACTAACCGACCGATTCCCAGACTATCGCCCTCCGCCCCGAAGGCAAAGTCACAGTCTTCCCGCTATCACGCACCAAACCCTTTTCCACCAACTCCGCGCGCCGCGTCCGCAAACCCGAAGGAGACTGCTGCGGAGAACCGCTGTACAGCTTCACTAAACTCGAGTCATCCATGCCACCATGCCGCCTCAAAAAAGACAACACCGCTTCCTGCGACTGCCTAATCTTATCGGACTCTAAACTCTGCGCCGCCGCGTGAGAAGTCCAGGGATCAGAAGCGCGCGCCCTAGCGCCATCACCGAAATCGAAACTACCCTGACTCATTTTTTCAGATCCAATCTGCGTCATTGACAGCCCACTGCACGATGTGTTTGTTCCCAATCATCTCTGGATTGTTTGCTGGTAAAAAGTTTAGTTTCTGAGCAACGCCCACATAAGAAGGCGTAGCATCCACTGTCTGGCTCTACCCATAGTGGATTAATCGGGGATTCGATCACGGATTTCAACGTGACAGTTATCCTGTCGCCGCGATCAACAACTTCTTTGACGACACAAACCGTCGGAGTTCCCCCAATATCTACGCTCCAAATATCCCCTGGAACGGTAGTCTTCCAGCCACGAATACGGTCCATCACGTCCCGGTGCCGGCCAGGACGATCGACTCATCGACAGGCGGAAGAGGACGACCCGGGCATAAAAGGTTGTACAAAGCTTCCCGCGTCCCACACTCCGAACAGATGTCAGTTTCGTTGTCGAAACGAGACAAAGCCGGAAAAGTAGTGATCTCATCGCCGCAGCGCGGACAAATGTCTCCAGTGCTAGACGCCATGCCAAATCCTCCATCAGCTTAGCGGAAACAACAGCCGACTGGCCATTGTTTACATCGTACCCACTCCGCCGACACCCCGCAACCCGGCATCAAGTACGACCAATATGTCATCATGAAGCCGTGATGTCATGCGTGAAGTGCCGAGCGGTCTGCCCACCCTGGCTGGGCGCTCCGCATCGCTGCCTCGAGGCCGGCGACTACGTCGTCGCACCCAATTCGTGGTTCGTCATCGATGAGGACGGGCTAGATTTTTATTGCCCCGACATACAAGAACAGTGAAGCGCCGTTCGGGAAAACACCTTGTTCGGCGATTCGCAGAACACCCCATTTACCCGAACAAGTGGCGTAAATAGTCCCATCCGCGACCCATTGTGACTCCAGTCAGACATTCCGTCACAGATGTTACAAGCCGCTTGGCAGAAACAGGCCACATCAACAATTTGCCGAACAACAGGCTAAACCCGAAAAATCTGGCATAAAACCCAGGTCGCAAAAACAATACGAGTTTGCTACCGCGCCAAAAACCTAAACGGTACGCGGCCCACAAAAAATGCAAAGCGATAACCCCGGACGGGGAAAACCCGCACCGGGGAGTGTGGGGGTGCTGGTCAGGGACTTTGCACCCCCGCTGACCTGGGCTTTTGGATCAGGCGGGGCCTGCTGGCAGCGTTTATGGTGTCAGGACGTCCTGTCCCGGCAATTCCAGCGCCGTTGCAAGATGCAACGGCAACATCGAGAGGGTAATCATCATGGCAACCAACAACACCATCACCGTCTGGACTGGCCGCCACAGCTACGCGGAGCTGCGCGAGCAGGCCGAGCTTACCGTTGCATCTTGCAACGCTGCAGCGCATGACCTGGAGCGTTTGATCGGCCTGGCAGGCTGGTACGTGCAGTCGAAGAAGTGGTCCAAGGCCACGGCGGACCACGAGGCGTTCGACAGCAAGCAGGACTTCCTGGCGTGGTTCTGCGGTGAGCACCTCAGCGGATTGCGTGCCGAGGCGCGCAACATGGTCATCAGGTTCATGGCCGCCCATGGCGTTGACGCGGGTCCGATCGGGCGTGCCATGAAGGTGTCCACCGCCACCGCGTCCCGGGTGGGGCGTGGCTTGCAGGGCAACGGCGGTCACGGTGGTGCCCGTAACCAGGTGTCGCCGGTTGCCAAGCTGGCGGAGGGTCTGGCCAAGGTCCAGGCGGACAAGCTGACCAAGGAGGACCTGGCGGCGCTGCGCAAGATGCAGAAGCAGATCGCCAAGCTGATCGGCTGATTCTCTCACCACACCGCCTGCCCCGTTGCATCTTGCAACGGGGCAGGCTCACCTTCAGGGCGGCACGGCAGCCAGTGGTTACCGTGCCGCTCTGTGGGTGTCCAACACCGGACCCCGATCAAACCCCGCGAGGGGACGAACGAGAGGTGTATAGCCATGAACGTCAACGTCGGCGACAAGGTCGAGTGGAACGACATGGGGAGCGTCCGCACCGGAACGGTGCTGCTCGTCGGTAAGAAGCTGGTGACGATCGAGCTGGACAAGCCTGCGAAAAACTGGCAGGCGAGGGGCATCGGGAACAGCCAGAAGATCATGGCCGACCGCTTGACCGTGGTCGAGGAGGCCGAGTACGACTTCCCGAACTGGGAGGAGCTGGGCTGCAACTGACCTCTTGCCAGCACACCGCCTGCCCCCGTTTCAAGATGCAACGGGGGCAGGCACACCTTCAGGGCAGCCGGTTATACAACTGGCATAACCGGCTGCCCTGTGGGTGTCCAACAACGGACCCCGAACGAGAGGAGTACGGAAATGATGGTGTTCGAGTACACGGTGAAGGTCACGGCGGAGAACCAGCGCGATGCTGCGCGAATGGTGCGCGAGGCCATGGCCGCGACGGCCGGATTGTGGGACTGCTGCCCCGCGAACGAGTGGGAACCGAAGTACGGGGACTGCATCGGGGACATGGTGTGGTCCCGGAGCGGGAAGCCCGTTCGTGAGTGGGTGGCGCGGAGCTACTGATCCGCCCGATTCGTTCGGGAAAAGGGCCTGTTCCGCAAAACGCGGAACAGGCCCTTTTCCCGAACATGGCTATCCGGTCGATTTATAGGTTGCCGTTGCATCTTGCAACGGCAACCTACCTGCCGACCGGCAGGGACCAAAACCCCGCGAGGGGACGAACGAGAGGTACAGCCATGATCGAATACTGCATCAATACGGTGTGCTCGGTGGTGAACGATATCGCCACGAGCGACTCGGACTCGGTGAACACCGAGGATGTGATCCAGAAGCTGCTCGCCGTGGTCGGTGCGCTGTCGAGTGTCAAGGAGAGCAGCCGCATCAGCCAGGGCGAGCCGATTCGGGCCAGCATCGGTCAGGGCGTGGCGCTCTCGTGAGCGCCATGTTCTCGGTGGTTTCCATTCCGCTCGATGACCGCCTGGTGTGCGGTTGCGAGTGGTACGGGAAACCTCCTGAGCGAGCGGAGTGGCAGGCGCATCTCCGTAACTGCGGGTGGGTGGGCGAGATGCCCACGAGCCCGTGGATGGAGTACGTGGTTCCGGCGGAAACGCCGTCGGCGCAGTGGGAGCGCCGGAAGTGCCAGCACGACCCGTTGCTGACCATGCCGAAGCTGGGTCGGTGAGCAGCGGAGATGATTCCGCACGTCACAACAGCAACAGCAACGGGGGGATCGAGAGAGAGGAAAAGAAATGCGAGTACGAGTTCAGCTCACTGATGTGTTGTCGGCGCTGCTCAATGGTGTCGGTGGCAACACTGATGAGTCGGTGGCTGCGTTGTTGTCGGTGATCGGTCATGTGCCGGGTCGGTACGAGAAGGCTCGGCACATCAGGAACTGCTTGGCGCACGGCATGGTGCGTGAGGCGGTGGCTGCTATCGACTGCTACATCGAGGAGCAGTCGGAGTTGCTGCGGGAGCGGCCGCGTTATCGGTGGGAGCGGCAGCTGGAGTCGGTGTCCTGACTGGGGACCGCGCCCATCGTTGGTTTATGCAGGTGCATAAATCCACGATGGGCTGCGGCCTGCTGTCACAAGACGCAGGTTCAAATGAGAAAGGGAAATGAAATGGCACAGAAAATCATCAGCGGCAAGTACACCTTCGCTGACCTGGCCGACGCGGCCGCGCAGTTCGTCGCGGCGAACAGGGACCAGGTCGCGGCGGAGAAGGTTGCGGCTGAGGCGAAGAAGTACGCCGAAGGTTGGGGTCGCCGGTTCGTGGACCTGCTGACGTTCTACAAGCAGAGCGGCAGCTGGAAGACGAAGAACGCGCACCACAAGGCGTTCGAGACGTTCGGTGAGTTCACCGAGTGGTTCTGCCGGAATAACCTCAAGGGCATCAGCCAGAAGCAGGGCCGCGACGCGGTCATTCGCTTCATGCTGTCCGAGGGGGTCGAGGGCAAGGCTATCGCCCTGGCGATCGACACCAGCGGCACCACGGTGTCGAACATCAACACCGGCAAGACCGGCAACGGTGCTGGTGGTGCCCGCAAGAAGGGCACTGGTGCTCTGCCGACCAAGCCCGTGACGGCGGAGCAGATTCGGAACGCGACGCCGGAGCAGCAGGCGGCGTTCGTGGCGAAGTTGAGTGCGGACATGCTCACGGTCCACGAGTTGGGTGTGGCGCACCCGGCGTGGAATGTGCCGGCGAAGCGCGGTGCCCGTAAGGCCGCGCTCGTCTAGCAGGTAGCTCCATCCCGGTGACCGGCCCCGATTTCAAAATGAAATCGGGGCCGGTCACCATTCCATCCGGTCGATTTATAGGTGGCCGTTGCATCTTGCAACGGCCACCTACCTGCCGACCGGCAGGAACAAAACCAGAGATAGGAGATCAAGTGTCTACAACTACTACCGCTCCGGCGAAGAACGACAAGTGTGGCTGCGGCCACAAGTTCAAGTCGCACAACAGGGGCGCGGCGGTGTGGTCTGCGGTGTGTTTCGTGGACCGCTGCGACTGCTCGCGGTTCGTTCCGGTGCCCAAGCCGGTGGCGGTTCCCGCTCCGCTCGACGTGCCCGACGGTTTGATGCTGTCGTGGGACGAGATGATGCTGACGGACTCGGACCTGGCGTGGCAGTGGAGTGAGGAGTCGCTCGACGCGGCTCTGCGTATCCGTCCGGGAAAGCGGAAGGAGGTGGAGAAATGATTGGTGGAAAGTTTTCTGCGGCTGAGCTGGAGTTCTTCGAGATGCAGCGTGTCTGGTCTGGGTTGGATGCGGTGCGTTCGGAGGAGCGGCAGATGACTGAGTTCATTCTGTCTCGGTTGTCGAAGGATTCGAAGTTCGATGTGGCTGGGATGAATGAGGCGTTGCGGCTTGCGCGGCAGTTTACGTGTTCGCATCGTGTGCCGAAGGTGCATGAGTTGGTTGAGGCTAACCAGGCTGGTCGGTTGGCGGAGAAGATCGCGGAACTTAACAGTGAGTTCCGTTTGGGTTGAGCTGAATCCGGACTGTGCCGCCCGATTTCATTTTGAAATCGGGCGGTGCGGTCTGGCTTTCAGAGCAGACTGCCTGAATCCTCAGGCAGAAATCAGTGAGAAGGGAAATATCAGCATGTCCAACATCAAAGAGATCCTCGCCGAGGGCACGCGGATCGAGCTGGCTCCGCACCTGGACGAATGGATGAAGGGAAATAGGTTCGGGACGGTGATCTCGTTCGTCGGTTCGGACACCATCAAGATCCACATGGACAAGGATCGGGCGAACCGGAACAGGCACATCAAGCTGGATGACCTGCGGCCGGCGGTGTTCGAGGAGTTCGAGTTGGACATGGAGGTGGAGGTGGATCTGTTCGATGGGTTGGATCTGATCTAGCGTCTGATCGTGGACGGCGCTGCCCCGATTTCATTTTGGAATCGGGGCGGTGCAGCCTGCCGTCAGCCGACAGTAGGAACAACGAGTTAACGCCCAACTTGGGCCACGAAGGGAGAAGATCATGAACATGGCAGAATTGACGTTTACTTTTCAGCGTAACGAGGAATCGGACTACGTCGATGTTCTCGTCCGCGCTTGGTCCCTGGAACAGGGATTCAAGCAGGCGCTTGAGCGATTCGTGCGGCACGAAGGTGTGCCGTTGCGGGTGTACTGGATCATCCCCGGTCTGGGCGTGGTCTGGGATTTGACGGAGAACGTGTTGCCGAATGGCGATTACATTCAGTCAATGTATTCCGGTGCTGGTGCAGCGGGTATTCAGCTTCGGGATAAGGATTGGCTCTCGAAATCCAATCGCTTGGGCGTGGAGGACATGTCTCCTGCCCGGATTGGTAGCAGCGCCACGGCAAAGAAACTGTTCATGGCGCGGCAGGAAAAGGAAGAAATCTACGACATGGAATGGGAGATCCAAAAGTTTTTTCGGCCGGTTTCATATAACCCCGACAGCAAAGAGTGGTCGTTCAACTAGAGGAGATGAAGAGGGAAGAGGTCTGAGAATGGCTGCGTTCAGGAATCGTTTTCTGCGGTTGTCCACGGTTGGTGATGTGGCGGTATCGACGGTGGATCTGCCGGATGGTCGGTTCGAGACGACGTTGTTTCCGGGTGATGACGGTAACGATGCTCGTGTTGTGGAGAGTTACGGCAGTGAGCCTGATGCTGCTGATGGTCATGAGTGGTGGGTGAGGATATCGCGCGTCAAGTTGGAACTGAGCGACTTGGATGGTTCCACGGGGGGTGCGGTTTCGCTGCTCACTGGGCTGAGTGATGCCGATCTGGCTGAACTCGGTGGATTTCAAATTGAAATCGGTAACTAACGAGATAAGGAGAGAATCGCAAGTGATCGAATACCAGCTCAAAACGATATCTGAGATCCTCAGCGACATCACTACTGGAGTGGATTACGCCGAGGAGGTGACTCTGAAGTTGCAAGGTGGCCGCCTAAACGTCCTGATCGGTGTCCTGGCTAACCATAAGCAGGAGTTGGAGTCTGCGCTGCAGGCCGTGGCTAAGTCCTACTAGGAACAACGAGCCATACCGGGTACGAGGCCGACAACGAGTCGGCCAGATTGGAGGAAGAATGACCATTGCTGATTGGCTATGCCATCTCGGTCTGCGGGGTTGTGAACTGCACAAACGATCAGGGTTTTATGTTCCCATGTGGGCAATGCCGCTGTTTCGTCTAGGTCTGCTGGTTGAGAACCTGGACTGATGCGGAGTCCGGTACAGGATCGAACTGATTTCAAAATGAAATCAGTGGGTTCTGCCAGCGGCGGCGACTGCTGGACCGGGCGCGGGCGTGGCGCGGAGGGATTTCAAAATGAAACTGGTGAACAAGTGAAAGGAACAGTTGTGGCTAAGACAAAAGATGGTGTCGAGATTGTGGTCGGCCTGCGGGTGTGGGATTACGACTTGGAGCCGGGAACGGTTTCTGGTTCTGCGGTTGTGCGCCACGGTGTCGAGTGGTTTCCGGTGTTGAAGGATGGTCGTAGTGTTGCGTCGTCGTTCGATGGTTCTCGGTTGTGGGTACGTCACCCGTATGACCGGGTTTTGCCGCCGACTGTCTGACGGTGGACGGCTCTCCCCCGATTTCATTTTGAAATCGGGGGAGCTGCCGCCTGGTGTCAGCCGATATCAGGAAATGACCGATTTCAAATTGAAATCGGCTAAGAAAGGGAATAAGAAAAATGGCCGTTAAGGTTACCGTTACTCCCGACGTTGCCAGCGCTCAGTTCGTTGCTATGGCTGGCGTGACCAAGGAGTTCAAGAAGAATCAGGATGCGGTCACGGCTCTGGCGAAGTCGATGATTCGCAAGATGGTGGCCTATCAGAAGACCGGTGCGTGGTCAACTCGGGTCAAGGGCGGGAACGGTATCGCTGGTCACCCCGCGTTCAAGACGTGGGGTGAGTTCACGACGTGGTACTTCGGCAAGCACCTGTCCGGGATCAAGGGTTCGGCTCGGGCTGCGGTGATCGCGTTCATGACGGCCGAGGGCGTTCAGGGCAAGGCCATTGCCAAGGCTCTTGGGACTAGCACGGCCACCGTGTCGCGTAACAAGACCGGGACCACGGGCAACGGTGCTGGTGGTGCGCGTGCCGGTGCCGGTCGCGGCAAGACCAAGTCGAAGGTCGTCAAGGCGGCTGATGTTCTGGTCGCGTTGACCACGGTCGGTAAAGATGGGTCGCACCCGCTGGCGAACGCTCCGGCCGCTGAGCAGGAGTTGTTGGTGGCTGCCGCTCTGGTGTTGTTGCAGGACGCGCACGTTCGCAACATCCGTCACCAGGCGGTGAACCTGCCTGCGGTGGGTGGCCGGAAGCTGCGCAGCGGCAAGCAGGGCACCGTTGCGCGGGGCGGCTCGGTCGTTCGCTAACCCGTCCATCAGGCTGCCGGCCCCGATTTCATTTTGAAATCGGGGCCGGTTTCTTCCTGCTGTCACACGGCAGCAGGTTCATCACCATGAAAGGAAATAAAACAATGATGGTTCAGATCAGCCGAATGGTCCTGGTCACGGTCGCCTTGACGCTTGGTGTCGCGGCGGCGCAAGTAGAAGCCGGCGCATCTGCCAGCACGCACACATTCGAAGCTAAAGGCGGCGGTCATCACCGCTAACCGATTTCAAAATGCAATCCGACCATTCAACGAAAGGGAAACACAGTCATGAACGCAACACCTAACTCGATGCCCGGACAATCCGTCGCGGCGCTCATCGCATCTCCACCGGAGGGGATGCAGCGTGCCGCAGTGTCGGTGATGTCGCTGGCGAAACTCATGTCCAGTCCTAACGACGGGCCGTACATCGTTCATCCTGGTCGCGGGAAGATCGTTGATGTGTCTTTCACCGATCATTCGCTGGTGCTGACGCTGCGGCGGTGGCAGCGCAAGGATCGGGAGCGGACAGAGATTCAGGAAACTGTCGAGGTGCGGCCGACCGATCAGCTCGTGCTGCAGCGTGCTGCGGCGCGTCCCGCGAGAAGGAGGGGGTGATGCGGGACATTAATTCTGAGTTGTTTCTAGCTCAGGCGTTGGCGGCGGAAACGTCGGGCCGCAGTGACGAAGCTGAGTCGTTGCTGGCGGCAGCTATCGGTAAGGAAAACCGTCCTGGGGTCGCTGCCCGTAGTGACTTCATTCCAGAGGAGGAGGAAATCGGTTGGATGTTTTGATCAGTATCTCGACTTTAGTGGTCACGGTTTTTGGGACGTTGTACCTTCCCACGAGGAGATGAGGTTAGAAGATGGAGAATCTTGCAGCGGCAGTGCTCACTGTTCCGATGGTTCATCTGTACGCGCTGTTGTGGCGCGTCGGAATTGTGGAAGTCCGAACGGAACAGGAGTCGGTTCGATGATGCTGGGCTTGTTCATGATCGTCATGATTATGGCGAGTGGTGTTTCGGTAATTGCAATTCTCTCAATGTCCTGACGAAAGGTAAAATAGAAAATGACTGTCATCAGCGAATACCAGCAGGTTTTCTTCTTGGAAGATCGCGCGCAGCGCAAGGATGCGTTTCTGGAGATCAATCGGGATCGGTTTCGCGACGAATACACGATCGGTCAGGGCCACCGGCTTGCTGTTTCCATGATTCGCGAGCACATGATCGCTCTGCGAGACGTGTGCATGTCGCCGACCGAGGGCGTCCTGTTTCGGTTCATTGATTTCTATGGCGATGCGCTGTTGATCGTCGGGGACGGTGAACGCTACGACGTGACAATCACATGCATTCGGGACCAGAAAGCATTTTCTGTGAAGGTGCAGATGACGCGTGAAGACCTGATGTCGATGGGACAGAAAATCGAGGGCTCGTTGCTGGCGGTCGGGTTGGATCCTTGGTCGTTTTGGGATAAAGGTATGGTGCTGGAGCCGCTGGTTGCGACCAAATCGGGGGCGCTTTTCTGATGGATGGTTACACGGTAGCGATATTGCTGATCGGCGCACTCGTGATGATCCTGCTTCTGCCTGACATTCAGGCAGAGCTGGAGAAGCGCGACTACATCAAGCACTTCAACGACTGAAAGGCGTGACAGATATGAAAGAGGCATTTTTCGCGGCGTGCGATTGGCCGAAGCCGGCGCAGTCTGCGTACGTAAGTTTGTACGTCAACCTGCCGTTCTACGGCGGTCCGCAAGAGGGCGGCTGGTGGGGTAACGACGTGGAACTCGTCGCTTACCAGCAGTTCGCGACCCTTGAGGCGGCCGAGGCCGTCCTGGAAAATGTGCAGAAGTTAGCGGAGCGGCAGTCGAAGGCGGCGAAGGATGGTTTCAACCGGCAGTGCCTTGCTGAGACTGCGTGGCTTGAGGAGCGTGGGCTGGACGATAGTTTCTTGCCGGAGGTTGACGGTGAGGCTACCTACTTCGTGGTGGTCGAAGATCGTGTCGGTTCCAGGGCGCGTGTGGGTAACCGGCACTACGAGTAGAAATAGAGGTAATGCGATGCGGCCGAAAGCTGTGATTGTGGATTGCGATGGCACGTTGGTTAATGTGTCGTCGATTCGTCATCATGTTGCGACACCTGGCGAGAAGGATTTCGATGCTTTTCATCGGGAGTCTCGTCATTGTCCGCCGAATGAGCAGGCGCTCGAGTTTTGTCGGCGGCATCACGCGGCTGGTCACGTCGTGGTTGTTGTGACGGCGCGGATGGAGCGGCATTTCGGCGTGACGAAAGCGTGGCTGGATGAGTTCATGACCGTGCCGTTCGATGGGCCGATCATGCGCGAGGACGGCCTGCGGTACTCAGATGTGGTGATCAAGCGCGGCATCCATCGCTACTTGTCGCGGCACTACAACATCGTTGCGGCGTGCGACGACAACCCGGCAATCATCGAGTTGTGGAAGGAGTTGGGTATCCCAGTAGAGATCGTCCCCGGCTGGGAAGAATGACATCTGTTCGTTTCTAATTTCAAAATGAAATCGAAAGGGAAATAAATGCCCCGTAACGGCGACGTAGCTGAGCAGGTTTTTGTTGATCTCTCCCCGGTGGGAGTTCGGGAAACCGTGATGGTTCGAATTGAGTGGGAGTCTGGCTGTGGGGAAAGCCAATGCTGCCCATCGGGTTGGGCACTTGAGGTGGGAACCTATCAGGAGGACTGTGGCTGTTCGGACACGGTGGATCATCGGTTGGATCCGTGCGGTATGGGTCGAGTGGACTTGTACAACAGTCTCGCCGAGGCGCATTCCGCATTCTCGGAACTCGTCATTGATGTGGATCGAGTCGAATTGGAAGCGCGTCCATTCGTCGCTTTTTGAGCGCGTTTCTAATTTCAAAATGAAATCGAAAGGGAAATTATGTTTCAGCTCGTTCACGACTATAGCTTCACTCCGCCCTACATCTTCCCGAAGGGACGTTCGGGTCACACCATGCTCACCGTTGAGATGGATATCGCCGGAAATCCCGATCACATCGTGGATGTGGTTGAGAAGATCGACCCCGCAGTGGACCACCTCTACCTCAAGCGCGATGACACGCTAGATGGGCTGGTCATCGTCACGCACCCCATGACTGCGGCGTGGGCGGCCACATATCCGTTCGGGAATCTCATCAAAGAACTGCGCCGGAATGGCTGCGAACACGCGTATGCGCTGCGAGTGTTCAATGCGCGAACCGGGAACCAGTTCACCTTCAACACGGAGTTGGTTAGTTGGAAGTTCATCAATGCCTTGGCATGGGCGGCGCTGGACGAGTGACACGAAAAGGAGACATGAAAACCACAACACAGAATCTTGTTGGCGCAAGCAAACCGATCTACGGCACTGCCCATGTCGCGGACGCGCTCGGTGTGAGCCGCGCAACCGTGAGCAACTGGCTGCGTCGTTACGAAGGATTGCCGCCCGCCGATTTCGTCACCACTGACGGCAGGTTCTTCTGGCTGAGCCTAGACGGCTGGGTGCAGTGGCAAGAGTTGCGAATCAGTGCCGTTCGTGACAAAACGGTCAGCAAGCTGGAGCGGTTGAAGGCTCGCATCGCACAACTTGAGAAGGGAAAACTATGAGGCGTGGCGAACTCAAGTGGTGGCGGATTGATGACGGCCGCACCGACGAGACGATCGTCATTCAAGCAAAAACCAGCACGGACGCCATGAACCAGTTTTTCGAATGCTGCGCGGAGAACTGTTCTATTGCAGAAGCGACTGAATCCGACCTGAAAAACTACGGGCCGGGTTCTGGTAATGGCTGGTTCCAGAACTAGGAAAGGAAATCATCATGGGCATTCACCAAGATATTTGGGAGCTGGAGAAAGCTGCCATGCTGCCTTCAGAATGGGAGTGGTGGCTCGGCGCTGTGCGCGAGATTCTGGGATTCAACCCAGACGGCGACCAGGACACCGACGGCTACTCGGTGGATGATTTTTATATCCGGTGGGAGCGAGGCGAAACGCCGAGACAGGCCGCTGCGGCTGTTTTATACACACCCCTGGCGCAGAGGTTGACTGTCGGATGGGACATGAACAGAAATGCTTAGTCGAATGTTCGTCGATCAAGTTCAGAAGGGCTATCGCATTGAGGTATCTCATCCCACCAATCCGCAACTGAACAGCGAACTCATTGTGGACAAAGTGGTGATGAATGACGGCTGGCACATCCACTGCCATTCCGAAACGGAATACGAGTCAGAAGTAGTGGTCACGTACCCGTGGGATACCCGAATCTACGTTAGGACATAACTATGAGCAAAGTGGATCCACTGTTGCGTCGCGCCGAGTCGTCGAGTTTGATGGCGCGGGAACTCAGGGCACGTGGCGCAAGTATCGCCGTTGTTTCCTGGTGGCGGCATCAGGCGTCGCGGGCCACGCTAACCGCTTTCGACCAGTTGGGGATTATTGTGCCCGATGACTGGTGGCCACCGATGCCAGCCGACTTCACTTGGAACCTGGCCTGACCAGGCGTGGCGGCGACTGCGGGCGGCGGCGCGGCGCGGAGCGGGGGGATTTCAAAATGAAATCGGAAAGACGCTAAGCGTCTGAGGCGCGACACGAGCTACCGGAACTGGACAATAGAATACTAAGTTCGATTTCAAAATGAAAGGCACAAATATGTACTGGAATTATCGGTTGGTTCGCCACGCGGGACGTGTTTTCTTGGCTGAGGTCTACTATCCCGAACTGGTTCGGGAAGAGGGAGAGCCGGGATGGATGTTCTGCGAGGCGCGTCTCGACCCGATGATGTTCGGAGGCCCGGACTCGTATTACGACTCCGAATCTGAGTGCATTACTGAGGCCCGTCGCGATTTGGAGTCGATGTTGCTGGCGTTCGAGAAGCCGGTTCTCCGTGCGGTTCCGAATCCCGACAATAGCGAGCTTGTTGTTGACATGGTTGAGGAGCTTCCGGTCTAGCTGATCCAATCAGGAGGAGAATACTATGCACGGTCTTTTGGGTGTTGCTGCCGTAACGATTGCGTTGGCGGCGGTCTTTGAGGGTTTTCGGGTGGCGGGTTCGGCGGCGCGTGAGATTTCATACACGCCTGCTGAGCGAGATGGGCTGGACCGTTAGCTTATTGCAAAACTTGACAAGAGTGGCTTGATTTGATAGAATTATATTTGAGGCTCGAAAGCGCACTAACCGCAGGCCCCGATTTCAAAATGAAATCGGATGACACCACAAGAAAGGGAACCCATGCCTTTTTACGGCGACGAGGACTTTGAGGCGTACTGCGACGAGTGCAGCGAGGGTACGGACGACCCGTACTGGTGCGAAGCTTGCGACGAGAGCTTCTGCCAGACGTGCTGGTACAACCTCGACAGCGATGATTACCGTTGCGGTCGCTGCGGCGGGAGTTCGTGCGAGGACGAGGACATGCCGCGGGGTGTCCACGGGTACAACTACACGCCCGATTATCGGCCGAAGGGTGATCCGGCGCACACCATGATGGGTGTGGAGTTGGAGGTCGGGGACGACTACGGTCGCAACGTGGTCGATGTTGTGCAAGACATCGACCCCGGCGAGGCGCACCTCTACATGAAGGAGGACGGCAGCATCCAGGGTGTCGAGATCGTGACGCACCCGATGACGTTGGCGTGGGCGCGGAACTACCGTTTCGATGAAATGTTGCGTCGGCTGAAAACCAGCGGTTGCTGGGCCGATTACAACTACGGTCTGCACGTTCACGTCTCGCGTGCGGCTTTCCGTCAGCGTCCGTCAGCTAACCGGCGGCGCGGTTACGGAACGCAGTCACAGCACCACCAGATGATGTGGCTCATGTTCCTGTACCGCAACTCCGATCCGCTCAAGCGACTGGCTCGCCGCGACAGCAGCCGGTGGGCGAGTTTCCGCTCGCCGCGACCGGGCGAACTGAAGCGCAAGTCGATGGGGCCGGATCACGACGAGCGGTACGTGGCCGTCAACTGCAACAACCGGGACACCTACGAGTTGCGGTTCTTCCAGGCCACCCTCAACGTCGAGGAGTTCTGGGCGGCGCTGGAGTTCGCTGACGCCAGCGTCAAGTACACCCGGAACCTGGGCAGCAGCGAGGTACTGAAAGGCGGCGGACTGTCCTGGGACCGCTTCACCAACTGGTGCAGCGACCAC